AAATTATTCAGTGGTATCCAGCGCATGTAGAGGTGGAATTATACAACGAGCGAGATGGAAAACGGCAAACAATTAAACTGCCAAAAACCATGGTCGCAATTATTGAGAATCCGTTCTATTCGATCATGAACGAACCAAACTCTACTCTTCAGCGACTTATCAGGAAATTAAACCTATTAGACGCTGTAGACGAGCAGAGCGGAGCAGGAAAGCTCGATTTAATTATTCAGCTTCCGTACGTCATCAAATCCGAAGCCAGGAGAATTCAGGCAGAGAATAGACGTAAGGATATAGAAATGCAGCTTGCCGGATCCAAATACGGCATAGCTTACACTGACGGTGCTGAAAGAGTAACTCAGCTAAATCGATCCGTCGACAACAACCTTATGAAGCAAGTTGAGTATCTAACGAGTATGCTATACAGCCAGTTGGGAATGACCGAGGAGATTCTAAAAGGTACTGCCGATGAAAAGACAACACTGAACTACATTAACAACACCATTGAACCCATAGTTTCTGCGATTTGTAACGAATATAAAAGAAAGTTTCTCACCAAGACTGCTCGTACTCAGATGCAGTCTATTGTTTTCTTTAGAGAACCTTTCAAGTTGGTACCGGTTGATAATCTGGCAGAAATTGCTGATAAGTTTACCAGAAATGCGATTCTTACATCTAATGAATTTAGACAGATTATCGGATTCAAACCTTCTGACGATCCAGATGCGGACGTGCTTAGAAATAAGAATCTTAATCAGTCAAATGAACAGTTTAAACAGGAAACAGGGTTAGAAACATCAAACAACAGAGGTGAAATTCAAAATGAGTAAAAAGTATGACTTTAGTGGCTGGGCTACTAAGAACGATCTTTTGTGCTCTGATGGAAGAACAATCAGAAGCGGGGCTTTTAAGCATTGCGATGGTATGACTGTTCCGCTTGTTTATCAGCACCAGCACAATGATCCTGCAAATGTTCTTGGCCACGCCCTTCTCAAAAATGAAGAGGAAGGTGTAAGAGCGTTCGGTGCGTTTAATGACAGTCCGAACGCTCAGCTGATGAAAACAGCAGTCGAGCATGGTGATATTACTGCTCTCTCCATATACGCCAACAACCTCACTCAGAGAGGCGGCGACGTATATCACGGTGATATCAAAGAGGTAAGTCTCGTACTTGCCGGAGCAAATCCCGGAGCTTATATCGATAATCCCATCCTCGAACACTCCGGAGAGGAGATCCTTGAGGAAGCTATCATTTATACCGGCCTCGAACTCGAGCACGCAGATATAGAAGAGCCCGAGAAAGAGATAGAACACTCAGAAGATTCCAAGAAGGAAGAGGACGATAACGAGAAAAAGACCGAATCGAAACCTCGTTCTGTAAAGGAAGTTTTCGAAGAGTTTACAGAAGAACAGAAGAACGCAGCCTATCAGGTTATTGCTGCTGCTCTTGAAAAAGACGATGACGACGTCAAACACAACGATGAAGAAGGAGAAAATGTAATGAAGCACAATGTATTTGATACTGACATGATGGCTCCGAGCCGTACGCTCACCCACGCAGATTTCGCTGAGATTGCTAAAGACGCCAAGAGACTGGGCTCCATGAGAGAGGCTGTTATTGAGCATATGGAGAACGGCGTTCTAGCTCATGCTATCGGCGATATCGCCAACGAGGACGGATCTGCCCAGACTTATGGTATTGCCGATATCGATTACCTGTTCCCGGATGCTAAGAGCCTGAACAATCCTCCGGAGTTTATCCAGAGAGATATGTCCTGGGTAAACAAGGTTATCAACGGAACGCACCATACCCCGTTCTCCCGCGTGAAGAGCATGTTCGCCAACATTACGATGGAAGAGGCCAGAGCTAAGGGATACATCAAAGGCAACCTGAAGAAAGAAGAGGTCTTCACGCTGCTCAAGCGTGCTACCGATCCGCAGACCATCTACAAGAAACAGAAGATGGATCGTGATGATGTTATTGACATTACCGATTTCGACGTTATTCGGTGGCTGAAAGGCGAGATGCGTATGATGCTCGAAGAGGAGCTGGCCCGTGCTATCCTGATCGGAGACGGCAGATCCACAGCTGATGAGGATCATATCTCTGAGGATCATATCCGTCCGATCGCTAAAGACGCTGCTCTGTACACCATCGTTAAGGGTGTTACCGCTGGTGCCGACGATTCCAAGACTGCCAAGAACTTCATCCGTGCGGCCATCAAGGCTCGTAAGGATTACAAAGGTTCCGGTAACCCGACGCTGTTCACGACCGAGGACTGGCTGGCTGAGATGCTGCTTCTCGAGGATGAGATGGGTCATTTCCTGTACACTTCTGAAGCACAGCTGGCAACTGTTCTGCGTGTGAAAGAGATTGTAACTGTTCCGGTTCTGGAGGGATATAAGATCCAGACAAACAAAGATGTTATCGGTATCATCGTTAACCTGTCCGATTACAACATCGGTGCTGACAAGGGTGGCGAGACCACAACCTTCGAGGATTTCGATATCGATTACAACCAGATGAAATATCTGATTGAGACCAGATGCTCCGGTGCTCTGGTGAAACCGTTCTCCGCGATTGTTCTGGCTATCGGTGCTACCGATTCCTCTACAACTGTTGAGCCCAGACGTGTAACGGGTGAGACTGGAGAGACCTGATAAATTCAAAATGAGGTGAATTTATGGCAAAGTGGTATGGCAAAGTAGGTTTCATGGAGTCGGTTGAAAGTCTCGAATATCCGGGTACTTTCACCGAAGAGATTACCGAGAAATCCTACTACGGTGATATTCTGCGTTTTAACAAAAAATGGGTAACAGCCAGCGATAAAGAGAATGACGACCCGAATATCAACAATCAGATCAGTATCGTTGCCGACCCCTTTGCCACGAATCATTTTCATCAGATCCGATATGTCGAGTGGATGGGAACCAAATTCAAAGCAACGAGCGTAGAAGTTGAGTATCCAAGACTGATTGTTACGATAGGAGGTGTGTATAATGCCGACCCCGACGGACAAACGGGTTGAGCTTCAGTATAAGCTCGAAGAGATCCTGGGATCTAATAAAGTGTATTACAGACCTCCTGAAAACATAAAGCTGACTTATCCGTGTGTTGTGTATCGTTTGAGAGACGGAGATATACAATACGCGAACAATAAACCTTACACGATAAAGCGAAGTTATGACGTCCAGTTGATACACAAGAGTGCGGACACAGATTTAATAGAAGCTTTGATTGGTGCATTTCCTTACATTCGATTTGAGAATTCGTTTATCTTTGACAACTTAATACATGAAAATTTTGTTCTTTACTATTAAATGGAGGATTTAGATATGTCCAGAATCGTATGGGATAAAGCAGGCGAAAAGCTTTACGAAACCGGTGTGGACCGTGGTGTTCTGTTTCTGCAGGATGCTGACGGTACTTATAAAAACGGTGTTGGTTGGAATGGTCTGACAGCTGTTAACCAGTCTCCTTCCGGCGGTGATACAAACGATCTGTATGCCGATAATATTAAGTACCTGTCTCTGCGTGCAGCGGAAGACTATGGTGCCACGATCGAGGCGTTCACATATCCGGATGAGTTTATGGAGTGTGACGGCTCCAAGGAGATTGCTCCTGGTGTGTATGCCGGTCAGCAGTCTAGAAGGCCGTTTGGCTTCTCCTATCGTACCCTGATCGGTAATGATACAGAGGGTGATGCTCACGGCTACAAGCTGCATCTGGTTTACAATGCTACTGTTTCTCCGTCCGAGAAGAGCTATGGCACCGTTAATGATTCTCCGGATGCTATTAACTTCTCTTGGGAAGTATCTACCACTCCGGTTGCTCTGCCGGCTCCGTTTAAGCCCACAGCTCATATCGAGATCGATTCCACGAAGGCTGATGCTACGAAGCTCACCACTCTTGAGAATCTTCTCTACGGAACAGAAAATGCTGAGCCGACTCTTCCGGATCCGGCAACTGTTATCAGCATGATGGGTAGTACCGGAACTACCGGAACAACCTGATTCCAAAATATTGTACTCGTTTATTGAGAGGGTTTGCAGAATCTGCATTCCCTCTCTTTTTTAAATTTTATAAGAAAAGGAGACGAACACGATGATCAAGAAAACAATCAAGTATGTGGATTTCAAGGGAAACGAGAGAGAAGAGGATTTCTATTTCAACCTTTCCAAACCCGAGCTTATGGAGATGGAGCTGACTACCAAGGGAGGTATGAGCGACTATCTTGAGAAGATCGTTAAGGCCCAGACCAAGGAAGAACTCATTAAGTGGTTTAAGCTCATCATCCTTAAGGCGTATGGTGAGAAATCGGAAGACGGAAGGAGATTCATTAAATCCGAAGAACTCTCCACTGCGTTCTCTCAGACTGGAGCGTACGAGAAGCTGTATATGGAGCTTGTATCAGACGAACAGAAGGCGTCTGAGTTCATCAATGCCATTGTACCCGAGTTCACAGAAGAAGAGCTGGCCGCAGCCAGTGAGAAAAAACTGACCGTGGCTAAATGAGGAAAGGAGAGGGAATGGTTAAGATAACGATACCGGATACTGAGATTTTTGATCCTTCAACGAACGAATTCATCAATGTGAAGGGTCAGTCTATCGCTCTTGAACATTCCCTCGTCTCAATTTCAAAATGGGAAAGCAAATGGCATAAGCCATATTTAGATAGACGTTATGAGAAAACTCGAGAAGAAGCCATCGACTATATAAGGTGC